TGAAGCTGATATTCAAAAAGAGATTAACCAAAAAATTAAAGCTGCAACAGACAGTAGTGGTAATGTTGATTGGAACAAAGCCAATGTTGGTAGCCTTGTAAAAGAACGTGAGGTTGCACGTACTTCTCCTAAAACTACTAGCAGTAGTGGCAGTAAAGGCTCTGGAGGTAGTGGCTCTAAACCTGATAATGGTTCTAGTGGTGGTTGCTGCTTCATTATGCTAGAAGCACGTTATGGTGATGGTACAATGGACGAGGTTGTACGCCGTTATCGTGATGAATATATGACAGATCGCAATCGTCGTGGTTATTACAAAGTAGCTGAAGTTCTTGTTCCTTTAATGCGTAAGTCATCTGTTATCAAATGGTTGGTCACAAAAACATTTGCTGACCCACTAGTGTCTTATGGTAAATATTACTATGGACAGAATAAACATGGCGTGATATACTCTCCTATAAAGAACCTATGGATGAAAGTATTTGACATTGTAGGTGGAGACACAGAGTTCATACGTGAAAATGGAGAAACTGTGTAATAAACTACACACTAAGTTTTAATAAGCAAACTACAAGGATAGGTTACTATTATGGATATTACTGAATACGCAGGTGTAATCAAAGAACGTTTTTTTGCACTAGACCCAGAAGAGCAAGCAGTATTTGACTCTCTACCTGAAACATATATGGGACAAACTCTAATGAAAGTTGCCCCTGAACTAATTGATGCTATCTCACCTCAAGCTGAGGAAGCACCAATGGATCAAACAGCAGAAGCTATTCCAACACAAATGGATACGCCACCTGCTGAACCTGTGATGTAGTATCACACAAAACTAACTACATTTGCTGGCTACCCATCCCCCTAACCAACATGGCTACGGTGGCCCCAGTATAGGAAATCACAATGAGTGAGAATATGGAAGTAATGGCTTCTGAAATGGAAGCCCCTAAAAAAGCAGCATTTGCAAATCGCAAGTACTCAAATGAAGAACGAATTAAAAAAGACGAAGAAGAACTAGAACAACTTATTGCAGAACAAAGGGGTGAAGCTGAAGCAGCAAAAGAACCGCAAGAAGCTGAACCTACTAATGCAGAAGAAAAAAGTTTTAAGAAACGTTATGGTGATCTTCGTCGCCACATGCAAGATAAAGAAAAAGAGTGGACAGAAAAGTTTGATAAACTTCAATCCCAACTTTCTGATGCAACTAAAAAAGAAATTAAACTGCCAAAGTCAGATGAAGACATTGAGGCATGGACACAAAAATATCCTGACGTAGCAGCAATTGTAGAAACTATTGCAATTAAAAAAGCTAAAGAACAAGCTGCTGAATTAGAAGACCGTGTTAAGTTAGTAGATGAAATGCGAATTAGTGCATCTCGTGAAAAAGCTGAAGCGGAGTTAATGCGTATCCATCCTGACTTTGATGAGATTCGTGATAGTGACGATTTTCATAATTGGGCTGAAGAACAACCTAAATGGGTTCAAGATGCTCTTTACGAAAATGATGCAGATGCACGATCAGCAGCACGTGCCATTGATCTGTATAAAGCAGACAAAGGCATTCAAACTAAAAAGAGGGATGGCAAAGATGCAGCACGTTCTGTAGGAACACGTACTAGCCGCAGTCGTCCTGAAACAGATGCGACATCTTCGTACATTAAAGAATCAGATGTACAGAAAATGTCAGCACAAGAATACGAAAAAATGTCTGATGATATTATGGAAGCAATCCGTACAGGCAAATTCGTATATGATTTATCTGGTTCTGCTAGATAAGCTATTGACATATAGTTTTTTATAAGTATAACTATATGTGTATAAACTATAAGTGATATAGCCTCCTATACGGATTACCTGTATCACTTATTAATTTTTCAGCAAACATCACTAAGTCTTTACGGACAACCTAGCAAGAGTGGCCCGTATACGTTCTTATGTATAACTGATCATTGTACTTTGTAACGCATATGCACCCATAGACTGTTAGCCTCTAGTTAAAACTTGTATAGTTTGCATCTGTAAATTCTAATGCTAAAGGAGTATTTATCATGGCATTCGGAGCAGTTTCTGGTTACGGAAACCTACCAAACGGTAATTTCTCACCAGTTATTTACAGCAAACAGGTGCAACTTGCATTCCGCAAAGCATCTATTGCTGACGCAATTACTAACAATGATTATTTCGGTGAAATCGCAAACATGGGTGACACTGTTAAAATCATTAAAGAACCTGAGATTTCAGTGTCTGCATATCTACGTGGTACAACAATCGCACCACAGGATTTGACAGATAACGATTTCTCTCTAGTCGTAGATAAGGCGAACTACTTTGCCTTCAAAGTGGACGATATTGAAGAGGCGCACAGCCACGTCAATTTCCAAAGCCTTGCATCTGATCGTGCGGCATATCGTCTTGCTGACCAGTATGACCAAGAAGTTCTTGGCTATGTATCTGGTTATGCACAGTCTGCTTTGCATAGCAATGCTGACACTGTTAACACAACTGTTAACGGTACTAAAGCTGACTCAACTGCAGGTTCAGACGAATTGCTTGCAGCTAACAAACTGAACAAAGGTGACTTCGGAAACATCACAACATCTGGTGCTGACGATCACTCAATCCCAGTTGCTGCACGTCTACCAGGTGCTACAGCACTACCAACAGCTTACGTTTCACCAGCTATGCTAGTGGCTCGTATGGGCCGTTTGTTGGACGCACAAAACGTACCTACAACAGGTCGTTGGATCGTCATTGACCCAGTAATGATGGAAGTCCTTCGTGACGAAGATTCACGTCTTCTAAACGCAGACTTCGGTGGTTCAGGTCTACAGAACGGATTGGTATTGAACAACTTCCACGGCTTCCGTGTACACGTTTCAAATAACCTTCCTTCAGTTGGTACTGGTGCATCAACAACAGGTACAGCAAACCAAAACGCTAACTATGGTGTTATTGTTGCTGGTCATGATTCTGCTGCTGCAACTGCGGAGCAAATCAACAAGACTGAAACATACCGTGATCCAGACTCATTCGCTGACATTGTACGTGGTATGCACCTATACGGTCGCAAAATTCTACGTCCAGAAGCGTTGGTTACAGCTAAGTACAACTTGGCGTAATATTAATAAAGGAGAGGGCTGCTTAACTGTGGCCCTCTTATTCACATGAATTTAGTTTCTTCTAAGTATAAATCAGTTCTTAACGACACACATAAACTTACAAACAATGAGTGGGGTGGAGGACACAGTGTAGATAAACTACCTAAGTATGAATATATTTTGAAGAACCTAGAAGTTAAAACTATATTAGACTATGGATGTGCTAATGGTAAGTTTAAACTTTTTATGGACGAACATAAACCTCAGTATGCTGTCTATGAGTATGACCCAGGAATTAGAGGTAAAGATAGCCCTCCTAATCCCGCTGACTATGTAGTATGCTGCGATGTTATGGAACACGTAGAACCTGAGTTACTAGACAATGTATTGAAGCATCTACAGTCTCTTATTATAAAAGGTGGTTTCTTTAACATCTCCACTAAAACAGCAATAACAATCTTATCGGATGGTACAAACGCACATAAGATTGTTGAAGATTCCGATTGGTGGGTAGAGAAGTTTAAACAATACTTTACGGTAGAAGATGTAGAAAAGACACGCATTGAAACAAACTTTAAAGTGTACCCAAAACAAACTTGACACTATAATTATACCTTTGTATAATATTAACTCTGTTAATGACAACTTAAAAGATTTAGCATTTAATAAAATCTTACATAAAAGTATAGAACAAAAAGGAATGCTAAATCCTTTACTAGTTTGTACTGATAAAGATTTTAAAGCTACGGACATTAGTAAGTTTGAAAGAAGACCTGTACCTGAAGAAATAACAGAAGAGTATAGATGTCTTATTGGTAACAATAGATATAAGTATGCTGTAGAAAATGGGTATACGCATATTGAATGTCACATAGTGTCTACGTTTGATGAAGCTAAAAAAGCACATCAGATGACACAGATAGAACCTCGTAGGATGTAAGTATGTCTACATACGTAGAACTAACAAATGAATTGCTAAGACGTTTAAACGAAGTCCCACTTGATGCTGCAGGTGATGGCTTTGATACTGTACGTAACGTTCAAGCTGCGGCTAAAGATGCCATAAATAATAGTCTACGTGAAATATATCAAAATGGTCAAGAGTGGCCTTTTCTTAAAACTACGTATACACAAACACTAACTGTAGGTACACGTGAGTATTCTTTTCCTTCTAATTACTCTACGGTTGATTGGGAAACATTTTATCTTAAAAGGAATAGTGTACAAGAAAACCAACCTGTTACATTAAAAATATTAACGTATGAAAACTATTTAGCTAGTCATCGCCCTTCTGATGATACGGGAGATCAAGTAAATGGTATCTCTGCTCCAATATATGTGTATCAAACATTTGGAGATAGTTTTGGGGTAACACCAATCCCTAATGCGGCATATGAAATTGAGTATACATATTGGAGTATTCCAGCGTCTTTATCTGCATATAATGATGTTTGTGTAATACCTGAACGTTTTAATCACGTTATTATTGATGGTGCTATGTCGTACATGATGCACTTTAGAAGCAATGAACAATCTGCCAATATGCATAAACAAAACTTTGATTCTGGTATCCGTAGCATGAAACGTGTATTATTAGATGACGAACTATACTTACGTTCTACTTATATTGAGAGAACTAATAGATGGACCGTTTAAATACACACGTTACTGTTTGTGCAGGTGGACTTGTTACTAACGTAGACCCATTATCACATGCAACTGCACTGAGTGGTAGCGCACTGCGCATGATTAACTATGAACCATCTCTATCAGGTGGTTATCGTCGTATCAGTGGTTTTCAAAATGACTATGGTACGGTTTCAGGTACAGGTGCTGTTTTAGGTGTAGAAGTAAACGGCAATATTCACGATGGAATTTTTGCTTGTAGAAAGCCTAGTTCTGGGTATAACTATTTACACAAATGGAATAATTCTACACAGTCTTGGGATGCAGTTACTGTAAGTGGTACGCCAAACATGACTAATGTAGATCGTGTACGGTTTGCAAGTTATAACTGGTCTACTGAAGTGCTTCTGCTTACAGACGGTCAAAACCCTGCAGCAACGTATGATGGTACTACATATACACAGATCACACACAGTAATGCTCCCAGTAATCCAAAGTTTTCAGAAGAGTTCTCGTCACATATTTTTTTAGCTGGCGATTCATCTGAACCATACAATTTGTATTTTAGTGCTCCACTTAATGCTACAGACTTTAGTCCTGCTAATGGTTCTGGTGTTATTAATGTAGGTTTTACTATAACTGCAATTAAAAAGTTTCGTAACTCTTTATTTATTTTTGGTGCTAACAGCATTAAAAAACTTACGGGTCAAAACATTTCTAATTTTGTTTTAGAAAGTGTTACATCTAATCTAGGTTGTGTTGCTCCTGACTCTGTGGTAGAATTTGGTGGTAACCTACTTTTCTTAGGACCAGATGGTATTCGTCCTATTTCAGGTACTGACAGAATTGGTGACGTTGAGTTAAGTCCAATATCTAAAGAAATCCAAGACATCTTTGACACTTACTATCTGACAGAAAGTGTAACTGATATTAGTATTACTATTATTCGTAAAAAGTCTCAGTTTAGATTTTTCTTTAAAAATGACTCTTCGCTTTCTTTGATTGGAGCTATTCGTAAAGGACAAGGTAATCAAAGTACCTTTGAATATAGTCAGCTTATTGGTATAGAAGTTTCGTGCGCTGCATCGGGTTATATAGGACAATTTGAATTTGTAATCCACGGAGACTCTAACGGAAAGGTTCATAGACAAGAACAAGGTACAGACTTTGATGGAGAAGATATTTTTAGTTTGTATCAAACCCCTTACTTTTATATGGACGATCCAGACATCCGTAAAAACATTCATAGTATTAATACATATCTAAAGTCTGAAGGCTCTACGGAAATATTTGTTGGTGTGTATTACGACTATGAAGATGTGTACTCATTAAACCCAAATAGTTATAACTTTTCTACTGCTCGTGCAGCAGCGTATTATAACTCAGCAATATATGATGATGCAGACAGCATCTATGATGGTAACCCATCACCTAAAGCATTAACAAATGTGTCTGGTTCAGGTAAATCAGTATCAATAAGTTATGTTACAGAAAACGCAAGTCCGAGTCATACGATACAAGCTATCACTATGACGTATGGTCTAGCAGACAGGAGATAAACCGTGGCAGGTTATACAAGACAGTCTATCGCAGACATTATCCCTACCGCTACAGTACGTGCAGGGCCAATTAACGCTGAGTACAATGCTCTTCGTGATGCTTTTGCTTCATCTGGTGGTCACAAGCATGATGGTACTACAGGTGAAGGTGAGTATGTTCCTCTTATTGCTGACTTAGATGCACTTAATAAAATTCAAGTAGACACATCTAATAACCGTTTTGGTGTATTCGTAGAGGTAGGTGCTGCTGCTGTTGAACAAATACGTTTTCAAGATGGTGTCATTGTTCCTGTCACAACTAATGATATTGATCTTGGTACTTCTTCTGTAGAATTTAAGAATCTATACTTAGATGGTACAGCTAAAGTTGACACCCTTACTGTAGATGAGAATGCTACTATTGCTAATTCATTAGGTGTTACAGGTACATCCACACTTACTACAGTAGACATTAACGGTGGTGCTATTGATGGTACTATTATTGGTGCTTCTAGTTCTGCTGCTGGTACATTTACTACTCTGACTACATCTGGTCAGGGTGCTTTTGCTACTGTTAATATTGATGGTGGTACTATCGACGGTACTACTATAGGTAATACTACTCCTGCATCAGGTGCCTTTACATCTCTGTCTTCCTCAAGCGGTATCACAGGTAATCTGACTGGTAGCGTAACGGGTAACCTAACTGGTAATGTTACAGGTAATGTAACTGGTGATCTTGTAGGTATTGTCACAGGAAACGTTACTGCTTCCTCTGGTACATCTACATTCAATAACCTAACTGTTAATGGTACGCTGGACGTAACAGGTACAACGATTGCTAATGTTACTGATCCAGTTGATGCACAAGATGCTGCTACTAAAAACTATGTAGATACGAATGATGCCTTAAAACTTAACCTGTCTGGTGGAACTATGTCAGGTGCAGTTGCAATGGGCAACAATAAGATCACAGGTCTAGCAACTCCTACAAACACAGCAGATGCAGCAACTAAAGGTTATGTAGATCAAGAAGTATCTAGTCTCGTAGATGCAGCCCCAGGTGCATTAGATACCTTAAATGAATTAGCCGCAGCACTAGGAGATGATCCTAACTTCTCTACTACTATTACGAACAGCATTGCGACTAAGCTGCCATTAGCTGGCGGTACAATGACAGGTGATATTACACTTGGTGCTAATAAAGCTACATCTACTGCTACTCCTGCAACAGACGATACACTTACACGTAAAGGCTACGTTGATACAGCGGATGCGTTAAAGCTGGACTTAGCTGGTGGTACTATGACAGGTGCTATCAGCATGGGTACCAACAAAATTACTGCTACCTATACACCCAGCGCAACAGGTGACTTAACTCCTAAGACATACGTTGATACAGCGGATGCATTAAAGCTAAACCTTTCAGGTGGTACTTTAACAGGTACTCTTGCAATGGGTTCTAATAAGGTTACTACAACATATACAGCTATTAATGGTGAAGACCTCACAAATAAAACGTATGTAGATAGTATCCTTGGTTCAGCTACAAGTGCTGCAGCAAGTGCGGCTGCCGCTGCTACATCAGAGTCTAACGCAGCTACATCTGAAACGAATGCAGCTACAAGTGCTACTGCTGCTGCTGCTTCTTATGATGACTTTGATGACCGTTACCTTGGTGCAAAAGCATCAGCACCTAGTACTGACAACGATGGTGATGGATTAATCACTGGTGCATTATATTGGAATACAACGGTAGACGAACTGTATGTATGGAATGGTTCTTCTTGGGATCAGGGTACATTCACTGCAGGTAGTTTCCTATCTAATGTAGTAGAAGATACTACACCACAACTAGG